TATTCTTCGTGCAGCAACACGCGAAATGCAAAACATGCATGATGACGTTGTTGGCGTTAAGGACCTTAACCCTAGAAATGTTGCCCCACTCGAGACAGGGTTTACCGAAAAAGAACTTCTAGCCCTAAGACGATATAGACGCCGGAGAATTTAATGGCGTCTGTTGATGTGCGTATAGAGGGCGTAGAAAAAGCTCAAGCCAGCTTGACTGCCGCTTTTGTAAGAAGCCAAAATTTTCTCCCGCTTTTTACCAAGGCCAAAGCAGAGATAAGTGCCATGAATACGGCGAACTTTGCGCTCGGTGGCCTCCCATCTGGTGGCTGGTCGCCCCTGGACCCGGAATATGGAGCCTGGAAATCTTCAAGATTCCCCGGCGCTCCCCCCATGGTTAGAACAGGCAAGCTTCTTGCAAGTCTTTCCGGAACTGGACCAGACGCAACTTTTTCGGTGACACCCAAGTCAATGACACTGGGCACAAAAGTTGAATACGCTAAATTCCATCAGTACGGAACCACCAAAATGCCGAAGCGTAAAATTATTTTTGAACCTGCTGGTTTTGCGGAAAAATATGCAAATGATGCTGCTGACTGGGTTGTGGACGGACAGGTAACTTGATGCCAAAAGAATTGATGCAAGGTTCGCATTCTGCGAAACACTACGTGACCGAGTATCTCAAAGACGACATACCTACGCGTCTTGTTAAATACCGCAATGGTTGGTCTGTGGACGACATAACTCTCCCAAACCCAGCTGAATACTTAACATACGAGCCTCTTGCCCTGGATGCATGGCCGTCAATAATTACAGTCGCAATTAACGCAAAATCATTTACAAGACTTGAATACGACGGCACAACCCTTGACCCTTTGTATAGGGTTGCATACGGAATGAGAACCTATGTTTGGGTTCGCACAGAGGGCTCTTATGAGTCAACCCTTATGAGAGACCGTCTTACTACGGTTGTTCGTTCTGCTTTATTGGATTATCCATGCCTAACGCGGCTCGATACTTCTCGGGCTGCCAGGGTGGAGGAAACAACAATGTCTGAAGAATATTCAGACCTAACTCTTCTCAAAGGTGACAGAGTTCTTGCTGGAGCATATATAGGTTATGACCTATTATTGGATGAGGTAATAACACGTGAAGACATTGGCACTGTTACCGAATATGACCTCGAAATACGAGGCACCGGTAATTTGTCCGAAGACGACTTAGATAATCTTTTTTAGGAGCACGACATGACACGAGATATAAATTTCTTTTATTCTCTAGAAACCACAACTGATGAATTGCCTCTTGAATTTGCCGACTGCGTGCAGGTTCAAAATATTTCTGGCAGAACACTGGTAGTAATTGACAATATTTTTTCAACCCCGCTGTCAACATTTCTTGCACATTCTGATAATACAAAAATTCAATCTTTGATTAGCAAAAAACTACTCAAGGTTCGCTCGTTTACCACTTCTTCATCTGCAGCGCCAGTAGGAAATGCTGAAGAGCCAAAAAAAAAGCGTCGCAAAAAAGACCCATCAATTTCATCCCCCCAGCCTCTAGAAGGTGCTGTGGCTGACCTTGCTGCCGTGATTAATGGGGAAAATACAACTGTTGCCGCAGAACAAGAAAACGTGGAACAATTGGTAGAAGCAGATTCAACAGTAGATGTCGAATCTTCTCCCAAATTACAGGGCGAAGGTTCGCCAGAAACAGATAGTCAGTCAGTATAATCTGAGTAGTCTCGAAATAAATAGCCCATACACTTAGGATGGGACGGAGGAACAAATGCCAGGTGTAATCGTAACAACGGCGGTTCGGACAGGACCAACAACCGCACAGACAGCAGCTACAGCGACAATGTTCGTTGCTGGCCTAACACAGCGCGGACCCGACGGCACCGTGCACCTCATCACCAGCTTGTCTGATTACGAAGACATTTTCGGCGGTTCTATTGCTGCCGGCTGGACCCATGAAACCATCGAAACATTCTTCGAAGAAGGTGGTGCTCGCGCTTACGTATCTAGGGTTGTTGCCGACGATGCAACAGAAGCAACACTAGAACTTGATAAGACGGGCGGCACCGCTGTTATCACCCTCACCGCTGCAGGTAAAGGAACGTGGTCGCACTCTGGAGTTCTTACCGCTCAGGTGACTCAGCCAACCGCCGGAAGCACATTCAAAATTATTATTAAATTGAATGGTTTAACTGTCTTTACGAGCGCTACTCACTCTACAGTAGCCGCCGCTGTTGACGAAATAAACAACAGCGCTGTTGCTGCACTGTATGTAACAGCTACAGACGAGGGTGAAACTGGAATTCCAGCCGTTGCAGCAGCCGCCAACTTTTCTGGAGGTAGCAACGGTGGTTCGATTGCGGCAGCAGATGTTGTCACTGCAATCGATTTGTTCACAGAGAGCCTTGGGCCCGGCGCTGTATGTGCCCCTGGATATACATCTTCCACTGTTCGTGAAGGATTGATTGCCCATGCAGCAGCAAGTCGCCGTATTGCGATTCTCGGTTTTGACAAAGATGACTCGGTAAGCGATGCTGTAACAGCACTTAACGATTACTCGGATGCAGATAACGCAGAGTATGCAGCTTTCTTTTACCCATGGGTAAAGATTCCAAACGGAACACTGACAAAGACAATCCCATGTGAAGGATATGTTTGTGCAAAGCGCGCAATGGTCCACAACACATACGGTTCATGGGCTCCATACGCAGGTGAAAGGTCAGAGGCTAAGTTCGTTACTTCTCCTTATGTCATCCTTTCAAGCACGGAATCAGACACACTAGATACTGGCTACGTCAATGCAATCAAAGTTATCAATGGAACAACTAGGGTCTACGGAGCGCGTTCTGCTTCCAATGACACTGACAATTTTAGGTTTATTGTTGCCAGAGAAGTCCTTAACCAGATTGTTTACGAAGCAGAGACCGCGCTTGAGGCTCTCTTGTTTTTGCCAATTGACGGACGCCGTTCTACATTCTCCAGAGTTGCGGCTACGCTAACTGGAATTATGGAAAGAATCCGCATTGGCGGAGGTCTGTACGAAGCTTTCGATGCTACAGGAAAGCAAATCGACCCTGGCTATACAGTCCAGGTAAACGATGCGATTAACCCGCTAACTCAGTTAGCAACCGGAGTCATCAAGGCAAAGGTTGGTGCGCGAGTTAGCTCTGTGGGTGACCGTATTGAGGTCGAAATCACCAAGTCAAATCTAACTTCAACATTGGTATAACGGAGGAATAAATGGCAACGTCAAAGTTGGCTCAGAGGCAGATTATCGCCGAAATCACACCGCTCGCGGGTGGCGACGTAACGGGCCCAAACCTGAGCGGATATTTTGCTCAAGTATCTGGCGGTGAAATTACTGCTTCGGTAGAAAAAATCTACACAGGCGGAAACCCGTTCCCAGAGACACTATGTGCGCCATCCGAAGTCGGAGACATCACGCTCACTAAGCACTACGATGCAAGTTTGAGAACGACTCTCAACTCTTTGCGTACCAAAGTTGGCCGCGCATACTATGAAATCAAGATTTACGACACCGATTGTGACCTTAAAAACGCTCAGTCTGAGCGCATTTATGCAAAGGCCCTTCTTGTAGGTCTTTCAGAACCAGAGGGAGATGCTTCTTCTGGTGCTCCAGCAACATTTGCGCTGACGTTTGCAATCTCGGGTGCTCCAACTCAATAATTTAATTATTGACATCCACTAGCACGCAGATAGTAGTGCTAATGTGACGTCTATGAGCAATCTGTACGAACCAATAGACGAAAACTCGAATATCACTTCTTTTACTGAAGAAGTAGATACTGACAATGTTCTTGAACAACTCAAGGCTGTCGTGGGAAAAAAAGTCATGCGCCCCGAGGTCTTTATTAATGTCCCGGAACGTCCAGGCGTTCAGTTGGTCATTAGTCCAAATATCACACAGCAGCAGCTTCGCGCATGGCAGAAGAATGCTGGTTCTGAAACAAAGAATGGCATCGATGCCACAAAGTTTGCCTGTCAAGTAATTGGACACACGACTCGTGGTATTTACCTCAATGGTGAAGAAGTTTTTGAGGATGGAAAATCTCTTGGTTTTGCATCTCCATCAATTCTCAAGATGACTGGCACTGCACGCGCCCTACCAGATGCTGTTATTGCTTTCTTTGGTCTCGACCCACACGTTGAAGCGGCAGCTCTGGCAATCATCGACGCTGCCGGATACGGCGATACGGTGGAACAAACCGAAAACCCTACGAAACAATCCTAGATGAATTGACCGAGGACGGCCGAGTAATTACGGCTGCTCGTCTAGGAGAATTGTTCGGCACGGACCCAATACAGCTACTTGACTGCACGGCTGAAGAATGGATAATACGCGTCTCGTGTGCTAAAGTTATTGAGGCGGACCGCGCCGCTGCCGAGCGTAAAGCTCAAGGATATTGAGCATATTTGGGGTATAAGTGGCTGCTGACAGTCGTATAAATATTGTTCTCGACGTCGACACGAAGAACACGGAGCAGATTGAGGCAACAGCAGCTCGCCTCACCGCTCTTGGCCGTGCTCAAAGAACTCTTGCTAACGACACCCAGCGTTTAAACGCGAGAATGGGTGACCTTAATGGCCAGATGGGTCGCATGAGCGCAGCAATGCAACGGCTAAATGGTCTGAATCTAACATTTATTAAGCATGCCAGGAAACTGATGTACTTAGTAGTCGGTTTGGGTATTGAATTTCTTGCAGTAACAGCCGCTCTTGTTTCAGTTAATGCCGCGTTCGCTATCGGGAATGCTGCAGTAAAACTCTACAACTGGGGCATGCAGGGCCTAGCCGGAGCGGTAGCAGCAGCAGGAGCGGCAGCAATTACTGCGGCTGCTGCATTTCAGGAGTTTAATGCTGCCGCATTTTCCTTTAGGTACAAAGAATCAGCTGGCTTAGGAACCGCTCTATCGCAGTCCGCAGACGCTTTGCGTATGCTTCAAGTTAATTCGACACTGGCTTCATACGGAATAACAGCGCTCACCCAGGCATATGCAGCATTTAGTAAAAATGCAAAAC